TGACATGAGTTAACAGATTTTTATATAAAATTATAGCTTTTTTTTGAAAATAGTTTGAAAAATAGGTTTTTTGGTGGTTTTTTATAAATATATAGTACATAAAAATAATCCACCAACCCATGTTAATCACCGACTACGATGAATTTAACATCTACACTACAATTGAAGATGTTGAAAATTATGTAAATGCACTTATATCTGAAGGATATGAGATCAAAGAAGAAATATATACTATGTGTGTAAGCCACTTTGGAGGTGGATATACTGATATTATAGATAAATTATTCAATGATGAAGATTAAAAAATTTAATGAGTTTTTAGAAAACAAAGATACCTTATACATCTTTGACTTCGATGATACGCTTGTAAATTCCCCAAGTTTTGAAGAATTGGCTATTGAATTCCTAAAAGAGGATTTAAGTATTGGTGATATGCTTAAAACATCTGTAGGAAGAATAGGAGTTAATTTAAGAGACTTAAAATGGGAAAATGGTAGAATATATGTAAATGATCTTAAAAATGAAATTAAAGAATTTGGTAACTGGATAAGAAAGGGTAAAAGAGTTTATTTAGTATCTCCTAATATTTTTCATGTATCTGATATAAGCTTACCTACAAGTATTAAAGAATTGTCTAATTTATATTCTTCAATTGAAGATAAATGTATTGTAACAGCAAGACCTGAAAGTTTAAGAGCAAAAATAGAATCCAAACTAAAAGAATTTGGATTAGAAATTCCTAAGTTTGGATTACATATGGCTCCTGATAATACTAAAAATGCAGGTCATTGGAAAGGCGAAAGGATAGTTGAAATAATTAATGAAACAGGATTCAAAAAAGCTATTTTCTATGATGATAATGCTAAATACATATCAAAGGCAACAAGAGTAGTAAAAGAAAAACTTCCAAATATAGATTGGAAAACAATTAGAGTATTATAATTCCGATTCTAACTGTTTTATTTCATCTAAAATAGATTTCAATTCTTCTTTTTTATCCATCATTTCCTTCTTTGCTTTCTTTCTATCAGCATAAACATCTTCAAGCATTCTTAATGTTGGTGAAACTCTTTTCTCAAAAACAACACCATTAACGCATAAAACATGTTTATCTAAATCAATTGGTCTACCATTTTCACATTTAGATTTATCTTTATCATCTTGAACACCAACAAATGTTTCCGGTGCTATAAAGAATTGTCTTTGTGTTGTTGGATATAGTGACGCAAAATCATAAATTACACACCACCGATTCATGCCAACAACCGGATCCTTTACCCAACCACCAGCAATAGTTGATTCAGCGTCTCCTTTCTCATCACGGAAGAGAACAATGTTATCCATCTCACGAAATCTATTTCTTAAAACTCCTTCTGTAATAGCCAATGAGCCAAGAGCGTTATTCATTTGAGAAACAACATCTACAATTCTAATTTTAGCTAATGATGAAATCGCATAAATAATTGAAATGTAATTACGAGCATCATGAATCTTTTGAACCAACACAGAGTCAACCGCGTTATAATACATATAAATTTCAAAATCTTCTTCATATAGTTTCTGTAGATTAGAAACATTTACTTCTTTGAATAGATTTTTATATGTTAGAAACTTATCTTTTGTAAACTCTATTCTATCCGTACCAACATACATATAATATGTGTCTTTTTCAGTTCTACAAATATCACCTTCTTTAAAAGAATATCCATTTATAGTAGAATCTTCTTTCAATTTATAAATTGAGTTAACATATTTGACTTTTTCAACTCCTACTAACTTACTAGCAACAAAGTCTAATGATGATGATTCTTTTACTTTAATAGAAGTATCACAAACTTCATACAATTGCATGTAGTCAAAAATCATTCTATGTGCAGGAACTTCAAAATCTGTTGACCAAATTTTATTCAGTCTTTTTGTTAAAGAAGAAACAGCTGGGTCAATTTTATATTCTTTACCGTTAGTCCATTTAGATATTTTTCTTGAACGGTTAACTAAATACAACCAGTCATATTTAAGAAAGTTCCAACCAGTTAAGATAGGCATTTTTGGAATCATCTTATAGAAGAAAGCATACAACATATCAAACTCATCATCATACTTGATGTATTTGAATTTATAATCAGCTCCAAATTTTTCAAAATATTTATTACTATTATTTTTAATTCTTTGTTGAGCATCTTCACTTAGTTCTTTAAGACCTAATAAGATAATTTTATCATCATAAACAATTGATATAGAAAGAACCTGGGTTGATGCTCCTTCTTTAGTGACATTACCATGTTGGTCTAAAACATCAGCCGCTTCAGGAAAACCGTCAACGATTTCAGTTTCAATATCTATAAAGAATATTTTTGGTAAATTAAACTCAAATATTTCATTTCTCTCAGATTCTGGAAGATCATCTAAAAACTCATAGATGGCATATCTATCTGGATGACTAACTTCTATCTGTTTTACAGACTTACCATCCCAAGACCTAAATGTAGGGTGTTTTAGTGGATCATTGTCTTCACAAGAAATGTATTTCATTGGGTTATCCCAATTGTAGTATTTTAGTTTGATTTCACCGGATTTATCAACGTAACTTACTACTAATTTCTTACTATTACTTAAATATTGTGTCTCTACAAGCATGAATTTTTTATTTTATTACATGTGTTATATCATTTTTATAAAAAAAGTTATTTTGAATTAGGATATTAAATATATACTCATATGAAAATTAACAGATATACCGACTTTATAAATGAAAGTAAATTAGAATTACTTTTAGAAGCTAATATTAAATACACTAAGGATTTTATAAATGTTCTTACTGATATTAATTCGGAATTATCCAGAAAAGTTTTAAACTTAAATGGTAAGGAAGTAGATGTTAATACAAATTACATTGATATAGATAAAGATAAAGAAGATGTTATAAAATTTATACCTGAGAATAAATTAAAATCATTAAAGGTAAAAGTTATAAATCCTGGAACCTCATATGATACACTTTCTGAAAATTTAGAAAAAGATGGAAGATATCCTATAAAAAATGTGAGAATTCCACTAAATGGTTCAATTGGTGAAGTTGTTAAAGAACTAACAGCTGATGAGATGTCATCTTTAAGTGGTACAAGTAAAACATATTGGAAAAATATATATGAAAAGGGTATTAGAATAGTTCATTTTAAATATACTGATAGAAATGGAGAAGGTGAGATTATAATGGGTAGTCAAGGATTAGATTATCAAACAGATGAGATACCTAAGAGTGAAATTGGAGTAGGTAGATTTGTAAGAAGAATATTAGATAAAGCTGGTGAAAAAGTAAGTGATAAAGATATTGAAGAATTTGTTAATAAATATAAATCTTTAATACAAATAAGAAAAGAAGCTTTCTCAAGATTTAAAATAGTATCCGGTGAAGAGATTAGAGGTTTTTATTCATCAGATAACTATGAAAATATGGATGGAACATTAGGTAATTCTTGCATGAGATATGAGAAATGTCAAAAGTTCTTAGATATCTATGTTGGAAATTCAGAACAAGTAAAAATGGTTGTTTTAATGAATAGAAAAGATGGCACATCTATAACCGGAAGAGCACTTCTATGGACTGATAACTTAGGTAGAAAAATAATGGATAGAATCTATACTAATAATTCAGCGGATGAAACATTATTTAAAGAGTATGCAATTAAAAATGAATTCTTATATAAGGAAAGACAAGATAGTAATGAGGACACAAAGTTATTACTAAATGGTAAAGTAGTGGATGAACAAAAAGTGATAATTGAACTACCAAGTTTTGATTATAATTATTATCCTTATATGGATACATTCAAAAATTATAATCCATCAACAGGAAAGTTATCAAACAGTAATGACGGAAGTTATGACTATAATTTAGAAGAAACTGATGGTGGTAATGGTTCTTGTGAATATTGTGGTGGTCGTGGTAGAATAGAGTGTCATGATTGTAGCGGAAGTTGTGAGGTAGATTGCTCAGATTGTGATGGTAGAGGAAATACAAGATGTGATGAGTGCTCTGGATCTGGTGAGTTCGAGTGTGGTAATTGTGAGGGAACTGGCGAAATTGAAGACGAAGGAGAAGACGGTGAAACTACTACTAAAGAATGTCCAGAATGTCGTGGAGACGGAAATAATAAATGTGAAGATTGTAACGGAGATGGTGAAATAGGATGTACTAGTTGTGACGAAAGAGGACAAGTTGAATGTTATTCATGTGATGGAAATGGTAATGTAGACTGTCCTGAATGTGGTTAAAAATCACACTCAAAATAATCTAATATCATACCATTCTTATCAATAATAAATTGTAGATCTTCTCTTTTTACTAATTGATATTCATAGTGATATCCGGTTTTAAATAAAGTTCTAATAAAAGGAATATCATTATTAAAGTTTACCATTTTAGAATCAATCATTAAACAAAGACATTTTTTATCATCTTCCGGATTATAATTAGTCATTTCATCTTGATGGTCTTTACTTAAACCAGTCTTACCATAACAAATAAACTTAGTTATTAATTTTTCACCTGATAACTTCCAATTAATACTAATATCATCACCAATCTCAGCATTAATATTATCATCTTTAAGATAAAGTCTAATCCAAAAATAAACTTTTTGTTCTTCGGTTACTTTTGATACAACATTTTGGTCAACTGAATCAGTTAATTCAGTAGTATCTATTGTTCTTATTAGTTCAACTATGTTGTCTAAATAATTGTTTGATGTTATATTACTCATTTGTTTAATTAATTTTTAATTTTTTTTAATTTCTCTTGGAATTAATACAAAATAACTCTACTCTTTCACTTAATATCAACTCTCTCATATTGCAATCTCTAATTCTGATTTTATTTTCTGAATATCTTTTATATTTGATATTTTGAAGTCCTCAATTTCTATACTATAAAAGTCTAAACCTGATTTTAATTCTAATATTGGTTGACTCTCAATTGGATTTCTATTTAATATCTCAACCAAGCCACCAAAGTGTCTATCATAGACATGAAGATTCTGAACAAAATGACAAAACTTACCTACTTTATAACCTAAGTGTGAAGCAACCATCATCTGCAAAGCCACATACTGAATCTTATTTATATATCCAGCCATGATGTAATCATTACTTCTTTGGTTCAAAGTCATATCTAAATAAAAGAAATCATCTTCTTGAACACCATCAGTATTTTTTTTACATCTACTTCTTCTTACAGACCAAATAGTCTCATAAGCGCATGGATGCAAACCTTTAGTTTCAGCCATATCTGATTCTTGATACATATTCATTATATGTCTTCTTGAAAACGGTTCCTCTTTCAAAGACTTTAATAACTTATTCATTAAATCATATCTCTGAACAGTAGCTCCATATCTTTGACCAATAGTGTCATCACCAACATTCCATTCATCCCACCAATTAATACCCATTTCTCTAGCAACAGATAGTGAATTGGTTTGTTTTTGATAAATCCAAAGTATTTCTTTGATACCGGTTTTAATAGCGGTATTTCTTAATGTAGTAATTGGGAATTCATCTTTTGAAATGTCATATTCCTCAAATACTTGAGTTATAAATTTAGAATGTGCTTGTTCGCCATCTGCATATTTAGGACGAGGATCCTCATCCCAAGTACCATCGCCTTGTGATATTCTATTTAGGTTGTCGATGTAATATTTATCCGCCTTTATCATTTTAATACTGATTTTATTTTTTGGTCTCTACTTAAAGTAGTTATTATATCTTTTGTTTTTATTAATTCTTCTCCAATTTTTAATAAAAGTATATTTTTATCACTTTTAATTTCATAACAATTAATATCTTGATTAAAGATTGGTAAATTATCAGTTAAACAAGTAGTTATTTTATTTACTCTAATACTACTTATTATATCCATACAATTATGTGAGATATAGTCCATATCATCTATAAAGATATACTCATATTCATCTCTTTCTGTTATTTCTTTTATATTTTGAAATAATCTAACATCATTTTTATAGAAAAAAGCTGAATCGTAGATTTTATTTACTGAATTATTAGCAAAATCATAAAATTCTTCAGTGCCTCCTATATAACATGTTTTTTTGCCAAAACTTTTAATCAGTCTAGCCAACTCAAATAGAAATGTAGTTCTACCAGAAGCTCTATCTCCTATAACTATATTGAAATTTTTACTAAACATTACTTTTTATATCTAAATAGATACTAATTGTTTAGTAAGGACAGAAATCTTTCCACTTAGGATTGAACCAAAAAGTTCTACCTGTTTTATCTTTTACTTTAAGTCCTTTTTGATAGAAAACCCATTTTTTAAATTCAACATCATCACCACTAAACGGGTTGGACCAGTCACGCAATTGACCTCCATTGAGTTCATATGCTTTTAAAGGAATATCTTTACATAAATCTAAAATTTCCGGATTATTAGTAATAACTTTTCTAGCAGATTCAAATGGATTAACATCTAAGTAATATAAAATAGTACTTCTGATATAATTACCAACACCATTAAAGTATTTTTGGTCTAATATGGCCTCACAAATTGGTTTATCAAATAATTTAGTGTGTAAGTTATCTATTATATTTTTCTTAAATTTATCAAATTCTTTTGTTGGGTCTGGTCCTCTTTTAACACCAGTAAATCCACCTAAACGGTATTTAGGACCCATATAAGAACCATATAAAAGTAAAGAATAACCATCTACTGAGTCTAATCTCATTCTAACATATTTAGTATCATTCCATTTTTCTGTTGGAACCCACTTCCAATTACCAGACATTCCCATAAAAACAGAAAACTTTAGATCTGCAACATCATGATAAACTATTAATGATAACTCTTTACCATTGGAATCTGATTTTACATAAAAATCTTCAATTAATTCAGAATCAATTGGAATGTTACCCTTTTCAACGTGGTATAACTTCTTAAACTTTTTACCTTCCGAATAGTGGTTAACATATTCGGACATTATTCTGACTTCGGCTATTTCTGGCATGTAATATAAATTTATAATGTGTTTTATATAAATTGAAGTATTTTGTTGTGGAGAAAATTGGTCCGGTTATGAACAGTAATTAAATCAATATTCCGATTACTAATTTTTTCAACCGTGACATTTTATACCTAAATTTTTTTTAATATATAATAAAAATATAATAAAAAATTATGATACTTGATAAAGAAATAGAAATAATTGTGAATAATCATAACCTAGAACATTATAAAAATAAAGGATATGATGCGATTTATAGAGAAAAACTAGTTGTTAAAGTTCTAGATTTAACAATAGGTAGTCATTATAAAATAAACGTTGAATGTGACATTTGTAATTCTAAAAATATCATAGAATATAGACAATTAAAAGGAAGGGAAGATTATTTTTGTAATTCTTGTGCATCTAAGAAAAAGAAAAAAGTGATACTCACTAATGAAAAGAAGTCTATAATGATTGAAAAAATGTTGAAAACAAGGGAATTAAAAAAATTACAAGATCCTAACTATGGGAAGAGTAAAATTAAAAAAGAGAAAGTAGTTAAAGAAGAAAAAATAAGAAAAAAACAGCCCAAAAAAACAGAAGGTGAGATCAATATAATAATCAAGAAAAGAAAGAAAACAAAGTTGGAAAAGTATGGAGATGAAAATTTTAATAATCAAGAAAAGAAAAAGAATAGTTTAAAAGAAAAATACGGAAATGAGAACTACAATAACACCGAAGCTAGAAAGGGAACACTAAAAGAAAAATATGGAAATGAAAATTTTAATAATCAAGAAAAGAAAGAGGAAACTTGTCTAAATAGGTATGGAGTTAGACACACAAATCAAATTTCAGATGTTATGTTCAAGATACAAAAGAGCGCATTTAAGTTAAAATTCCATGAAGAAATGAAACTATATTACAGAGGAACTTATGAAAAACACTTTTTAGATTTTTGTTTTTTAAATAATATTAATATTACTCAATTTGATAGTGAATTGTATTATAAATACAATGATAATACTCACAGATACTATCCTGATTTTTATCACCCAGAGTCTAATATAATAATAGAGATAAAATCTGGATATACATTTGAGTGTGACTATGAAATAAATATGTTGAAGGAGAAATGTGCAAAAGAGAAATCTAATTTTTTATTTATTATAGATAAAAATTATAAAGAATTTATTAATTACATTTCTTTTTAACCCATTTCTCTAAAATATCACCATGACAACTTTTTTTAGGACGACACCAACAACCCAATACCTTATCCTTTAGTTCGTGTAAATCATTCATTAAATCTTTATTAGAAAGAAGATATTGTTCATAAGCATCTACTATTGTTTTTCTTGGAGTTCCCTCTGGAAAAGTTTCACGAAGTTCTTTAGGGTAGGCCCATTTATTGTACTTACCGTTTGGAAGTCGACCAATATAAATATCAAAAGGTTCTTTCTTAAAATGAACTACTCTGACTTTGTGGTCATATTTAGGCTTACCCTTGAAACTATCAAAAAAATCATCGATCATATTGGTAGATTTACTTTACTCAATAATTGATTTGAAACGTGTGTATATATCTCAGTTGTTTTGGAAGAAGAGTGACCTGCTATTTTCTGGATAATTCTTAAATCTGTTCCACTTTCTAAAAGGTTAGTGAAAGAGGAATGTCTTAGAGTATGTATAGAAGATGATTCATCAATATATTTTTTGTATATTTTCTGACAGGAACCAATTGAATATTTACCACCAGATTGTCCGTTAAATAGATATTCCTTGGGTTTATATTCTTTCCAATAGTCTCTTAATAAATCTAAAACTCTTTGAGAAAGAGGAACTATTCTATCTTTTTTACCTTTGGCATTTTTGATATGAATAATCATTCTTTTGGAGTCAATATCTTCAATTTTAAGATTAACTACTTCTGATACTCTTAAACCAACTGAATAGGTTAGTGTGAGTATAGTTTTATGTTTTAAGTTAGTTATTTTAGATAGTTGTTCTTTTATGTGATTTCCATCTATAACTTGTGGAAGTTTCTTTTCCGATTTGGGTCTTTCAATTTTTGATAAATGTATATCTTTTTTATTAAGTATATACTTAGCAAATAATTTTAAACAACCTATGTATTGATTTTGCTGACTTATAGAAGTATAAGATTTATTTTCCAAAAAACTTACTATTCTATTTGTAGTAATTTGATAAGGGTCTTTTATTCTCTCTTCTTTTAGAAAGAAAGATAAATAAGAAACATATAAAGTTATACTTCTCTCGGAGTAATTTTTATATCTTAACTTTTCTTCAAATATTTTAAGAATTTTCATATAGAATCATATATAAAATAAGTGATTTAGTTTAATTATAGATATATAATAGTTATGTGTAAGTGTTCCGTTCATCGTTCTAATCAACATTTTGGTTGAAAATTTTAAAAGAAAAAATCCCATACATTTATGATTTATAATACCATTTTGGAAATATACCTTTTTCAAAATTTGAATTAATTTCTTTATTTATATTAATCGCTTCGTTTTCTGTAATATTCACAAATTCTATTTCATCCACATCACCAACTCTTCCAAAATCCCTTTCCTCACCAACTTCAGCAACTCTGTATCCAATTTTATTTGGAATATATTTACCATCAACATAACCCCAATGTTTCTGAACCGCCACAATTTCAAATATCATACCCATATTTACAAGTAATCCTAATTTACGCCATTCTTTTTGTTTTTTAAATTTTACATATCTACCAATATTTTTATCCAATTCTTCATCATCTACTTGTAGTGGTATTGTTTTGATGATATTTTTTGATGTTTGATATTTATTGATATGTTTTTCAATTTCTTTTTTTACATCAATTGATTTATCACTATATGATTTTAAAAGAGTTTTTTCGTGGTTTGATAATGAATCTATTCCAAACTCACTTATCTTATCTAAGATAGTATTTAATTGATATTCTGAAAGGTTTTCATTCAAAAATTGTTTCCAATTCTTAATCTTATTTATTTGTTCTCTCATATCTTTACTCATAGTATTTTCTTTTATATATAAATAGATTAAAATGATAAAATACAACCCTTCTTTTTCTTTTAAAATTTTTGTTCAGTTCTCTGATTAAACATTCTACCTTAATAATCCACACCTACACATAACAAGGTGTATAAGAAAGTTTGCTATAAAATTAAGTGGTAAATTGAAAGTTCATCTAAGCAAACCTTCTCATACACCCAATCGTTCCCCACTTATAGTTAAATTGAATATCACTTATCAACATTTGTTCAAATTCTTCTTCCGAATATGTTGCATAACTTTTTGATGGTAATGATAAGTTCAATTTAACTTCTTTCATCCATCGTTCATCATCATTTACATTATCCATATAGTTTCTCCACAATGGATTTTCGTCTTGTGTGTTTATTTTCCAACTCATAATTTTATTTTTTTTAATTTGTATAATTTTTGTTTTACATACTTATAACAACAAATATAAGAAATAAATCTTACTTTGTCTATTTTTTATGAAAAGATTTACTTCTCATATTTGCAACCGTTATACACAATATTTTTTTAACACCTTCAAGGGTAAGCCCATTTGTTGAACTTACCATTTGGAAGTCGGCCAATATAAATATCAAAAGGTTCTTTCTTAAAATGAACCACTCTTATTTTATGTTCGTGTTTAGTTTTACCTTTAAAACTATCAAAAAAATCATTCATTATCACAAAAACTAATAACACTACAAGTTATATTTTAGACACTGATTTAAGATGTATTTAGAATGTTCTAATTGTAAGTGAGTAGCTAATCCAATAGTAATGTGAAATCCAAAATAAGGATCTGGAGTTAATCCCATAACACTTCTAATATTTTTAGCATCATCACTATCAGCATTTATCCACCAGTGACCTTTATCATTCGCTCTAATTAAAGTTGGATCATATTGTATTCTTATTTCTTTACCATGAAATAATTGACGGCCTTGATCATATAGATACTCAGTTTCTGGGTCAAATTTATCATTAATAATAGTTAAGTGAGTTCCTCTTAAAGGCTTATTTAAGTATAAATTAAATCTTTTTTTTAAGAACCAAGAGTAGTATTCCCAGATATCACAATCAAATTTAATCATAGCAGTTTTCTTCCAAGAAGCTTGTTTATTATGCTTTTTGGTGACATTTACTGGGTCAAATTCTATCTTTCCGATTAACTCTAACATATAACAAAGATAGGAAATATTTTTAATATATACAATATGATTATAATTACATTATTATTAACAAACTTAATCTGGATAGCTTATTCAATGATTGATGGATTCAGAGAAGGATTCTATTGGCACTATAGAAATAATAGCAGAAGAACTTGTGAATTTGAAATTAACAGAATTTTCTCTTTACAAAGATCACTTGTAATATTACTAATTTCTGGATTCCTAGTACATACTTTAGGATGGTACTCATTAATATCAACATTATCCATGATTATGTTATTTAGTTACTTTCATAACGGAACTTATTATCTAACAAGAAATAAACTAGATGATAAAATGTATCCAATGAGATGGAAAGATGAATCTAAAACTCTTCCAGTATTTTATTCTGGACTAATGAAATATAATAAAAGAACAGGACTAATGGTATTAGGATTGCTGATTCAAATATTTGTATATATATTCTTACTATAAAAATAAATTAAAAGTTATGAAAAATAAAGAACTAATTAAGGGAAACCAAGGATTAAAAAAAGAAGAAATAGATCTTCTAAGAGAAAAATTCATCAATGAATACTCTAAAAACAAAGGTTGGAACTCAAAAGAATTATCAACTTCTCAAATGCTTGAGATTGTTTCTCAAAAGGAATACAGGTCGCCCGGACTTATCTTGGGATAATCATTAAAATCCTGATTTACATCAGGATTTTTTTTGATACTTTTGAAGGTGATGGGGATAATTGTGCAGTTGGAACAGATGATAATTGACTAATCATATCAATAAGGTCAACTCGATTACCAATAAACTCATTATCAATGTGAAGAGAGTTTCCATTCCAGGTAAATGATTTTACTCCATGATATTCACATCTTGAATTAATCCAATTCCAAATAATTAACCTTTCTTTTAAGATGTGTTTCTTTGAGATATACATTTTCTTAACACCTTCTTTGTATTTGAAGTGTGAAAAATACTCTGATTCATATTCATCTTTCATTTCAAAATCATCAGAGTCAATATAATCATACTCATCTTCTTCTTCAAAATCAATATCTTCAACACTTCTTACAATTGGTAAGGTCTCCCAATCAATTTGAACAACAGCGTCACATAATATTTTTAAATACTCAATATTTTGACACTCTTTGAATGTATGTTCATTATAATAACCAACTGATATATTAGTACATTCTTGAACTAGTCCCATAAACTTAGCAGAGTCAGTCATAACACCAGTGTCATCAATATCCAACATTAATTTATCATTTGTTGAACTTAATCTACCAGCTAATATCTTACCAAATTCATCTGAGCAACATCTTCCCCAAAATTGGTGAGTGATGACAGATGATGTACCTCTTCTATCAAATGAAACTACTTTAGTTATAGATTTTGAATGTGGAAATTTATCCCAATTGTCGGATAATAAACCAGAACCAATACATCCAACTTCTTCTCCTATAAAGAAAAAATAAAGCCCTGGTATTTTATTCTCAATCATATTAAGAACAACAACCATCCCTGCTTTATCATCTGCTCCTAAAATTGTTTTACCATCAGTCATAATCATATTACCACTGAATACATGTTTTACACTTTCTTGCTCTTTACAAGCAGTATCTAAGTGACAAGTAAACATTGTAGATGGATTATCTCCGATTAGATAGTAATAGTTACCATGTCCATCTTCTTGGTATCCTTGAGGTAAGAAACCCTTTAAAAATCCTTCTGTTCCGTATGGATAGGTGTAGTTTGTAAGTTTTAAAAACTTTTTTCTAATTCTCATTTAGTTTATATTTAATATAAATATACGGACAAATTTAACATTTAACAAATTTTATTATTCTTTGTCAAATAATTTGTTTATTTTAATATCCCTGATATATGATATTCTAAGAGCATCCAAATCAGTAGTCCATCCATTGAGTTTATCTGTGATAAAAAATTGCTCTGAGTTTTTATGTAAGACAGATTCTCTTTTTATGTGATAGTCACAAACATCTTCTGAAGAAGTATAGTGATAGTTTCTAGATACTAATATAAAATCTATTCCAGTTGATTTTACTAAATCAATATACTCTTTTTGTAGATTTCTTAAATGCCAAATATCCAAAACTATTAGATTTACTCTAAAAAGAATTCCTTCTGTTTTTATAGTTGATTTTAAATTATCAAATCCATTATACTCTTTTTTATTATTTACAAAATATGTAAGAGAATTATCTGATGATTTAGGTTTAGGATAAAAGACAAGAATATTTCTACCTTCCAATTCAAGAAAGTTAAGTATCTTATTTAATCCATAAGAAACTGAGAAATTATCACCGGTGATAAAATTACACCTTTTTAGTGGTATCATAAATATTTTTCTTTGTTACATCAACAATATATCCAAACTTATGGAGAAATCTTCTTCCTATCAATATTGGATATTTCATTTTTTTTCTATCTGTCAAAGATACATAAATTTTATAAACTTTACTACCTACTTTTAATCTAGTTAAAACTTTATATCTTTTTTGTTTTTTCCCAAAGGAACTTCTAACTGTTATCTTTTTATAATCATAAAAAATGAATTTGTTTGTTTTATCACCAATCCAAAATTGTAACTTATTATCTACAACTTTAACACCATCAACATGAATAACAGTAGAATAAGCCCCTGTATCTATTTTAGCCTTAGAGTCTAATCCTAAGTCTACAAGTGAAATATTTTCACATCTACCTATAGTTTTCTTCATTAGAGTCAATTTTTATTTTCTTTATATATAACTTTATGACACTTGTAATTAAACAAAACAAATCTTTATAACTATAATTAAAAAATAATATTCATTAATGAATTATACACATACTTTTACCTATGTAATAGGTTACAGACACTCACCAGATAGACTACAGAATCTAAGAAAAACTTTAGACTGGATAAATGGATTTGTCGGATGTGAAGTTATTATAGTTGAACAAGATAAACACTCAAAAATATCACACTTAAATCTTAAAGCTAAACATATATTTTTAAAATCAACATTACCTTATAATAAATCTTGGGGATTTAATGTAGCTACTAAATATTCAAATTCTAATATTATAGTTTTTGCAGATTCTGATTTAGTAATGGATCCTAATCAATTTATAGAATCTCTTAAATTAATAGAACAATATGAGATGGTAAATCCATATAAATCAGTTATTGATTTAGACCAAAATGAATCTGGATTAAGATTTGAACAAATTTTACAAATAAATAGACCAGGTAGAGGTGAATTAGATCATCAAAAGGTTCCTCTTTGTGGAGGTATCTGTATCTTTAGAAAAGATGCAATTATGAGAATTGGTGGTTGGAATGAATCCTTTGTTGGATGGGGTGCTGAAGATGATTTTGTATCTCTAAAAGTTAAACACTTCTTAAATTGGACCGAACTTCCTAATAAATGCTATCACTTATACCATATTAGAACCGCACCTGATATGAAATATTATCAAAGAAATATAGAGTTATTACAGAAAACATCAGCAATGAGTAAAGATGAAATAACTAAGATGTCTAATGCACAATCTCAAAAAAATGGACTGAAAAATAAGTATGATAGTTACTCGATATGATTTAGAAAAAGTTTGTAACTATTCAGAAAATTCAAAACCATCACTACCTAATGGTATAATAAATTATTTAGAATTTATAGAATCTGATACCGAAGATTATAAAAATTTAGTAAAAAGCAAAAGAAGAGATTTAACTATTGATGCTATTTTAGAAGATAAAATAGATGAGTGGAAAGATTCCGAAACTTGGGGAATTGATTTAGATCAAGAAGGTTATACAAGATCTATTTCACCTCAGATGAAAAGTTTAACAGTTAATTCACAAAAGTTTATAGATAATCAAACTCTTTATTATAATATAGTAAAAAAATTAGAATTACTAACGAGTAAACCAATGACTAATCATAATATTAACAATAACATGAACGTTATTATTAAAAATGATCCTAATTTATCAAGCCATGATAATGACAATTCTAATTTCAGAAAAATAATATCTAAAGTTTTGATGTTGAATAGTTTAATTGGAATGGAAAGTAGAATAGGACCGGCTAACTCAATGTTAGTTGGTTTAGATTTTTATATGTATCTACTGAGAAGTAATACATTCACAATTCAAAACAATGGAACAACGGTAACTGGTAATATATCAGGAATTGACATCATACCATCTCATTTAATTAATACAAAAAAAGTTATACTAATGAGAAATTCAAATAAACCAGGAATAGGTTTAAATGTTATCAATAATGTAAATGACTCAACTTATTTTATGGCAGAAACACCAGGATCTTGGGAAAAATGTATAAAATGGTTTGAAATTATTTAGAAGCCACTCTAACTTTATTATACTTTATAAGTAATTTATAAATTTTTTCATATTCTTGAGAAGGATCCTCAACCAATCTTTCATACCACTTATCTTTATTAAAATATTCAACTAACATACCCACTCTAAAATCTTCTTTCTTAGTAGGTTTCCAGTATCTAACTTGTTCTACAAATGAAAATGAAACACCGTTGTATAAATAAGATATATTTTCAGCATCTGTATTATACATTACAATACCAAGTGGTTTTTCAGAACCATCCTTAAATATTTTCTTAACAGATGTTTCACCTAAATACTTAATGATTGCACATTCTTGGTGAAAATGATTTATTAAAAATAAAACATCTTTTCTTAGATTATCATTATCAACTCTACCAAATGCAATAACAGAGTCTTCATATTGCCCTCTATAATAGCCCTTAATAGGAATTATTTGATACTCTTTAGAATAAAGAATTGATATCATATCATCTAATTTATCAGATGATAAAATAACATAAGACATATTTTGTTCTTGAAGATTCATTATGTATATATTAAATATCTAATGTTGGTCTGTGACAATATAGATTTTCAACAAATTATGTATAGATAGTTTTTTTATCTTACTAAAATAGGAAATAGCTTCTTCTAAATTATCAACATCAACTACATTTATAGTCTCATGTTTATATCTCAGATAAAACCTTTTCACAAGGTATATATTTATTTGAAAAACTATAAAGACTTATTTCTCATATCTTTTGCATATAAAATTGCTTCTACATATTTAAAAGATGCCATACCCTTTTTAACAAAAGAAAGATCAGATTCAAATGGATTTTTGTTAATAAACTCTCCTTTATAAAACAAACCACCACTAGATGTTGTCACACCAGCATTATGAAATATTTTACATGATTCATAATCAGACATTGGTGAAGTACCCCAACTAAAATTTAACTCTTTAGAAATTTGAACTTTATTTCCTCTCTTCAAAGACATCCACAAAACAGCCCACATATCGGCACACCACTTTTGTATAGGATTATAATTTTTTAACTCTTCTGGTGTTAATGTTTTTCTTTCATCAGTCTCTCTATTAGACATATATTTATATAAAGCTAAAGCTTTTTCTTTAACCTCTTTCCAATATTCCGAATCTACACCTTTCATTAGATATTGAGCACCACCTGAATTAGGATTATTTGACTCTACTAATTGAGTATCTATACCAGATATATCACACATTTCTTTGAATAAGACATCTGATTTAGATTTTATATAGTCAGCAGATATATAAGATATAGTATCACTTAGATACCATATATCATCATTATTCATAGAATTAAAATCGGGAAGTTCTCTGAATATAATATCAGAATCATGATAAAATATTGTTTCAGTAGATAAGTCTGGATAACATATAAAATGTTGTTCTATAATATCTGGTCTAAGTATAGGTATGTAACCACCATTATCTAAGATAGTTCTTTTATAAAAGAAGAATCTAACATAAGGATATTTACCAGCTAGTTCTCTACCTTCATTAGATGGAGAAGAATCATATGAGAATAAAATCTCAATGTTGTTTGGATTAATACCAACTTTCATAAAGTTATGAATCATAACTTCTACTTGCCAATGAAAATAGGCAACATCTGGTTGAGCACATAAAAATACAATCCTTTTCATATTATATTATTCCAAATTCTTCATAAAGTTTAATATGAAAAACAGCGGAAACCTCTTCTTTATTTTTTCTAGGTACAATTATACTATCATGTACAGTAACAATCTTAATATCAGGATATAAATTCATAACTTGTCTAATTATCTTATTAAACACTAAACTAGATTCAGCTTTTTGTAAATCATATGCTAATATCTTATAGTCATTATGTTCTTTTTTATATAATTTAATAAAGTGATGTATTGTTGGGAATAAACTAATAAAAATCTTATCAGCCTTGCTTGTAGCACCATTTCTACCAAAAAGAACCTTGTATGTCAGTTCCTTAACCATGCCTCTATCTTTTGTCTTTATGTTATCCATAATATATTGATAGAAATTACCATTTATAGTTAAACTCTTAAACAATTGAAATTCTGATTCATCTACCCATTTAGTATTACTATCTTGTATTAATTTTGTTAAGAAAAGTGGTTGACTATTCTTAATATCCATCTCACATGTTTCTTCACCATCAATTAATAAACAATTCTTTCTAATAAAAGCTTTAAGAATAGTAAAGTTGGTGTGCATTCTACCATAGTTATCAAAGTGATAGAATATATGCCCTTCTTTAACACATTCCACTGAATATTTATTTCTGTTATAAATATCCATGTCTTCATTTTTAAGACTATCTAAGTAAAAAATTGACCTATCAAATTCTATTTTAATACCAAATAAATCATTAACTAATTTTCTTTTAATATCAACATCTATTAAAGAACTTTCTATATCATTTTCTTCTATTTGAGATACTTTAGATTTATACTTCTTCAAAAGAACTTTATCTTTATTATTATATCTTGTGATTTTACCACGAAGAACAGATTCATTTATTGAATAAACTCTTGAGCTTTTACCTTTCTGATGATTTGAAAGAAGTAATATGATATTATGTTCAACTAAATAATCAATATAGTAATTATAAAGATGACCATACTTTTCTTTGAGAATAGTAGCTAATAAGTGAAATTTATTTTCTTTCTTAAAGTAATATTTTAAAATCAGATTATGAACAATATCAATTGCATAAGCTGACTTCATCTTTTGATTCTTATAAATAAAATTTTTATCTTTAGATAGATTGTCTAAAACTTGAGGTAGAAATTGTAAACTATTGTTTTTGTTTTCTAATTTAGACTTTATTGTATTCGGATTTATTTCGGAGTATTTAACAACACTTGTTACATTCATAGTATTTATATCTAAATTTACTATGATGTTTTTTGTAATTTGAAAATTTTATCAATAGATTTTTTTCTTTTACTACATCTTTCTTTTGATAATTCTTTTTTCAAAATTTGAGATAGCTCATCTTCAAATTCTAACCCATGATATATATTCAAATCTTGAGAGATCTCTCTTGTCCAAGAAGCTCTAATAACTCTTGACTCGGTATTAGCTTGAACATATTTCATATTAAGATCAATTGAATTCATTATTAGTATATATAATAAAAGTGGTATTTTCACACCACTTTTATTATTTTTAATTTTTAACTAAAGATTAAACGGTAGTTGCTTCAACAGTTTCTACTTTACCTTCTATTGTGACACCATCTTCAAGTGAAGTAATCCAATCTTGGATTTCAGTTGAAAGACCTTTAACAGATGTATCATAATAGTTAAAAACTTTACTGATAGAACCAATTCTTTTAAGAATTTGTGCAAATGTATAAGAATCTTTTGTTAATCCTTTAACATTATGTTTTGAAATCAAATGATAGATATAAGTGATTTCAGTTGCGTTAACTGGGAAAGCAATTAAGTCTTTATCATTTGAATACTTAACATCTTTCATAGCCCCTAACATATCAGTCAGTTCTATTGCGAAAAATACTGTATTCACATCATATTCCAATTTAACTAAAATTAAGTCAGTTAAAAATTTCCATTGTGGTCTATTAAGATGGAAATTATATTTTGTATCTCTTAGACAAAGAGCAAGTTCTTGCCATAATTGTTGAGAACTTTTATAAATTTCATCTTTTTCAGTTTCAGATTTCCCCTTACCACCGTTATTTTTCATATAGTCTTCAATTCCTTGAATTTTAGAATCAAGTGGTGATTCATATTCAGGAGTGATGATTAAATTCTCAATATCATTTTCGATAAATTTAATCTCAGGTTTAATTACATTAGTTTCTATTTTCATATTATTTATTTTTATTTTTATTATACTATAAATACATCAGATGATTCATCTTTCTTTTGTTCACTATATATTTCTTGTGTTAAGTTAGCTTTTGCTACTTTTTCCACACCGTATTTATTAACAAGTGATGAGAATGTGTTTAAATCTGTTCTAACAAGTTTAATTTTACCTGTCTCAATATTCATATTGATTTTATCAATTTCTTGTTCAAGTAAAATAGTTACCGATTCATCATCAAATACATTTAGAATATCTTCATTAATTGATATTAGTAAGTCTTTTCCAATTATAAATTGAAATTTTGGTGGAACTACTGATATTTTAATAAGTTCTTTTTGTTTTTCGTCTCCTTCAAATTGAAATTTGATAGAAACTGGGAAAGTTTTTTTATTAAAAACCTCAAAAAATTTAGATATTGTGTCTTCCGACAATTCATAGAAATTATCCATATTTATTTTTGTTTTGTTTTGTTTTTATAATTTAAAGTAATAGAAAAGTTTAGTTATAGTAGTAAAATAAGTGATAAAATAATAGATAATATTATACTAGCCGGTATTACTCTATAATATAATCTATCATAATATTTATTACTTTTGAATAAAGAGTATCCAATAACAATTAAATAAGAATATTTATCAACCTTTCTAATTTCATATATTTCATAAAGTTCTTTTAGTCCATTTGTATCCAAAAATTTAGACACCTCAATTGTAAACTCCCTAGTGAAATTTTCTGATATCTTATCAATATCTGATTTTTTAAGACTATAGGCCTCTCCAATTAAATCTTCAGGTATATTTAGCACAGTATACATTCTATAAGAATTATCAATTCTTATATTAAGAGACCTTTCTAATTCTGCTTTGTTATTTTTAATCTTTTGTTTAAACTCTCTAAAAAGTTTAAATTTTTTTAATAAAGATATTTTATTCATATCAATTATATAAAATAAGTATTATTTTGTTTATTATTTTTTTACTTTAACACCAGAAGATGTTCTTAACTCATTTGTGTAGTCAGCCAATGTACCTGAGTTTTTAGCAATTGTCCCTAACTTAGCATCCATTGCTGCTAATAGTTGTATCATCTTTTGTTGATTTGGATCAGGAGCCGCCTTTGCGCCCTTACCAGCATTAACACTAGCTGGTTTTTTAGCATCTTCTGGCTTAGCATCTATTTCATTTATAGCATCAACAAATACTCCAGCCTTGTCCTCTAACTTACTCAACATATCATCAAACATATCAGGATCCATTAAAGACATTAAAATAACATTTGAAGTAAATGACTTAATAGCTGATAATTTTTCAGCATCAATAGCATTAATTGCATTACCAAAGTTTTGTATAGATTGACTTAACTTAACATAAGCATTCCCTAACTTAACCATTCCATTTACTACTCTATCCATTGGATCCTCTGTTGATTCAGCTCCAAATAACATTCCTTGAATAGCACCGACCAATCCTCCTTTTTGACCAGGATAATTACCAGCAACATATTTAGCTAATTCAACATATGATGTTATGTTTGAGGCTATTGATTTCATAAAACCAGGATTAATAGTTGAGTTAAATACTGCAGCATTTGCTTTTATCTTAGCAGCTATTAAAACTAACATGTCAGCAACACCAAGTACATCTTCATTAACTTCCAAATCACTACCCATTATCATACTCATTGACATTAAAGAAACACCAACTCCATCAATCCATTGTTTTGTTGGATATGATTTAAAGTCACCAGTTTTAATAATATTATCAACCGATACTATTGATTCAGCCACATCTGTTAAACCACCACCAAAAAAGTCAGATATTGCACCACCAACAACAGATCCAAATGAAATACTGTCCATTAGACCGGTCCACTTTATTATTGTTTCGGAAACACCATCTATCCATTGTTTAGATGGATATGTTTTAAATTCTCCACTTCTGAAGATATCATCAACTTGTTTTATACTCCAAGCAGATATTAATACTGAGAAAGCCCCTAAAATAATTAAAGGAAGGAAAAAAGCCAACCCAACTGATATCATCGCGATTTCAAGTATTGATTTAGTAGCTCCTAACATCCATTTATCTGATGGGTAGGATTTAAAACTACCCTCTGAAAATACTTTATCTATTAACATAATAGTCAATGCTACCGCCATTATTGCGATTGAACCTAATATAATAAGAGGTGATAAAAATGCTATTGCCACTGCGACTAAAGACATTGCTAATATGGTTCCAGTAGCTCCTAACATCCATTTCATTGATGGAAACTTATTCTCATCAAAATTACCTTCAGCGAATATCATTGATGTTGCGACAATAGTTGCTGCTACAAGTAATATAACTCCTAATCCCATATAAAAGAATGGATTAAATACTTGAAATCCTAATAAAACCGCTGCTACTCCAAATGCCGCTATACTTCCACCGACTCCAAGTGCCCAAGATAAACTTGGATAAGTACCATCAGCATAACTACCCAAAGCTAGTATAGCAGAAGCGGCTACTATTGTACCAGCTACTAAAAGTGTTACTCCTAGACCAGCATAAAAGAATGGATTAAGTGCTTGAGTTCCCAATAGAACAGCGGCTATTCCAAATACAGCCAGTGAAAGTCCAACACCAAGTGCCCATTCCCATTTTGGATAACCACCTTCCTCATATGTTCCATATGATAATATCAAAGAGGACGCCATAATAGTTGCTGCTATTATAACTATTGCTATACCACCCTTGATATAATCGCTTATTCCTCCTAATTTATTTAGTATTATTGCAGCTAATCCCATAACCACAGCCGCAATAGCTACTGTTATTGCTAATCCCAATATACTAAGTAACTTCATAAATGGTATTTCCTGAGTCTGAGCTAATAAATATGAGGAAGCCATTATAGCCAATGACATAGCGGTAAAAAGAATAGGCATTATTATAGACGCTGCTATTAACTTAGAGTTACTTATTCCACCAATTGCTTTGAATATAAGTGATGCTGCGAATGATAAGACAACAAATACAATAGATATTGCAATAGATGTTAAAGCTTGGGCAAAGGTTATAGGAACAACCATTGCTAATAGCCAAGATGAAGCGGCTATCGCAAATGAAAGACCTATAAATATGAATGGTATAGCGACAATTGCTTCAGCGATTGAATCAACTGAGATACCCTCAAATGATTTCATTATATTTTTCAAACCATAAGATATTACCGCAAATACAGCAGCGATTAAAATAGCAGTTATTGCTTGACCAAGTCCAATTGGCATAACTAATGCTAAAACATATGATGATAAAGCTATTGCAAGTGATAATGATAGAAATATCATAGGTATAAACTCAGCAACGGCGAATATATCAATTATATTAACACCTTTGAATGCGGTCATTATATTTTTCAAACCATAAGATATTACTGCAAATACAGCAGCAATTAAAATAGCGGTTATGGCCTTACTAAAACTAAGTGGCATAACCAATGCTAGAACATAAGATGATAAAGCAATTGCAGTTGATAAAGCAAGAAATATAAAAGGTAGATATTCCATAGTTTTAACTAAAGTAAATATATTAACACCCTTTAAAGCCGTTATTATATTCTTCATACCATATGATAAAACAGTAAATACACCAGCGATTAGTATCGCGGTTAGTGCTTTACCAAAACTAAGAGGTATAACTAAGGCTAGTATCCAAGATGATACCGCTATAACACCAGCTATAATAACTAAAACATATGAAGTATTAAGAGCATCCTTTGTTGATATTTTTAATTTAGCTATTTTCTCAAATGCTATTGATATTAGAGTCATTGCAAGTGCCAATCCAACCACTGATAAGAAATCAACATTCCCAACCAATTTAAAAGCCATACCAATTGCCAATACAGCAACTGCTATAAGAAGTATAGTACCAACACCTTTTTTAATACTACTTTCTTTACTCTTATCACCTTCTAAAACACCTGTTTTTTTATCAGATTCTTTTTTCTTTGATAAAGCTATAATAGTATTCTGGTTTTTAAGAATTTTTTGATTATCTGCGAGTAATTTCTTAATTCCGTTACTTATTTCTTTCAACTGACCACCAAAGTTACCACTTTCCATGGCCTTACCAGTAGATGACTTTGAGTCCTTCTTATTTAAGGTTTCAGATATCCTCTCTAATGCAACAGATAGGTTGTCGAGAGCTTGTAGTAGTTGCTTATCCATTTAAAAATTAATTTTACATAGTATATATAAAAAAACATATATCCTTAATTAATATATAACTTAAGTAATAAACTTTTTATAATATGAAAATTAAAAAAATACTTAAATATTATTTATTTGGTGAATCTGTTAAAGAAATGGAAATGAATAGAATATTGGATAAAGTTTCCGTTAAATCTAAATTATCTGATAGAGAAAAAAGATTTTTAGATTTATATCAGAATAATAAAGATGATGAAGAAATGAAAGATTTTTTATATCTATCAAAGAATACTACTTTTAATAAAATCTCCACTCTTTTGGAGAAGGGAAAGAAAGTAATATGTGATTTACATGATAGAAATGGTAAGATAGGACTACCTATAATTGGACTCACCAATTCTTTTGAGGATGATTCCTGTGTAGTTATTATGAAAGGTGATAATAAACATAATCTACATGATAAATTTCTTTATAATCTAATTTATAATACCAAAAAAGATGAATATTCATTACAAGAACAGGATGAATATTTTGAAAAAATAACAAAAAAAAGTGAAGATTAAGAAATTTAATGATTTTATAAGTGAAGAAGTATCTGGTACCGAACTAGTAGGTCATAGCATGGGTGTGGCGTATGGTGAAACTGGATTACAAAATAAAACAATCAGCCAAACAGATACATCATTAGTAAATGTTAAAGATGGTGAAAATAGTAGTTCTAAGAACAATCTAACAAAAGATTTATTCTTTGAAGATGATTATATTAGATTACATAATGATTATCTAAAATCAGGTGGATTAGAAAGTAATCTAACTGGCAATTATGATGAGGATTTAGTAATAATTATGGATTTTTTAAGTAATAAGTAATTATTAATATATAATTTGATAAAAACTAAAATCAAAAACAAAGTATAAAAATTATGAGTAAATTAGTAACACTGAATACAGAGAAATTCGTAGAAAGATCAAATATTATACACGATAATGAATATGATTACTCTCTTGTATATTGTAATGGAAATAGAACAAAAGTTAATATTCTGTGTAGAAAACATGGTCTTTTTAAACAAAAAGCAGCATCTCATTTAAGAGGACAAAGATGTAAAAGATGTGTTTCAAGTGAGATATCAAATGGATTAACAAAATTTATCAACAAATCAAATATTATACATAGCAATAAATATGATTATTCAAAATCAACTTATGTAAATAATAAAACAAAGATTGAAATAGTTTGCAAAAAACATGGATCTTTCTATCAGAGACCAGACTCACATATAAAAGGCAATGGATGTATTATTTGTAAATATAACTCAATGGGTGATAAGTTCAGAAATGATTTTAACGAGGATATCAATATTATGATAAACAAACACAATAATAAATATGATTATTCAATGGTTGAATTTAAAAACAACAAAGATAAAGTTAAGATAATTTGTAAAAAACATGGAATATTTAAACAGTCTTTATATAGTCACAAAAGAGGACTTGGTTGTTATATGTGTAGGGAGAGTAAAGGTGAGATAGAAATATCCAATATTTTAGATAAAAATAACATAAAGTATATAAAACAAAAAAGATTCAATGATTGTATTGATAAAAAAACACTACCATTTGATTTTTATTTAATTGATCACAACACATGTGTAGAGTTTGACGGCAAACAACATTTCGAATCAATTGATCATTGGGGTGGAGTAGATACTTTAAATAAAGTAAAAAGACATGATGTTATAAAAAATGAATTTTGTAAATCAAATAATATAAATTTATATAGAATTTCATTTTCAGATAATGTACTTGACGAGATGATTAAAATTATATTAAAAATAAAAGAATAAATATGTCAAAATTAATAACACTTAACGGATTGAATGATGATGAACTATTAAATGATTTATTGGATAATGAAATAGTAGTATTTGAAGATGTTCAAGGTAGTAAGATATGGGTAAATTGGAATGGTGTTGGTTTTTCAATTAGACCAAAATCAATATCCAATGATGATATCAATTTAATAGATCTTGCTATGCAAAATTATTACAACCCGGCGGTTAATTATCTAAATTCACTTGATGATAGAGTTAAGAGTTTATTAAATAAAAAATGGTGGTTTTGTTTTGAATTATTCCCAGATAATAATCCAGCCAACATTGAGTATTCAAGAGTTCCTAAAAATAATTTAGTTATCGCTGCTATTAATAAAAGTGGTAAATATGAATTTTCAGTAGATGAGTTAGATGAATACGCTAGATTATTTGATGTTGATATGATTCCTATTTTATTCCAAGGTAAATTAACAGAAAGAATGAAAGAAGCTATTAAGTATTTTATTAATACCAGTGATGATGACTTAGAATATATCTTTGGTGAAAAATCATTTGCTTTTTTCTTCTATAAAATCTTAAATCCTAGTTCTACTGGTTCATTCTTAATGGAAGAAGACTTTCAAAAAAACTTAGAAAAGTTAATTATCAGAAGTAATAATAAAGATATTTCATTTGAGTTATTAAATCCACTTTACAAAAGAATTAGTGATAATAACTCAACTGACTTTGTTGAAATATACACTCTTATATTAATTAACTTCTTAAATTTCTGCCAATCAGTAAATGTTGAGGATATTAAATTAAAAGATGAAAAAAGAGATGAAGTTTATATTTATTTAATTTCTAAATTATTTAATATTTATGTTTCTGAAGTTAAACAAGATCTTATTGAATTCGATTTTGTAGTTCCTGAATTTTTTGATAAAGAAAAGTTCAAAATTAATACAGAACTTATTAATAATAAATTAACTAAAGAATATATTAAGGAAAATTCTAAATTAGAATATATCTTTAAAGTTATACTTGGTTCTTTTAATAAGAAAAGGAAAAAACCTATTGGTTTGTTTACTGATAATACAGTTATTCTATTCAATAAATTTGTTAATGATATAAATGTTTACATTGAGAAATATCTAAACAAGGCTCAAGAAGTTGAACTTACAAGAGCTGGTTTACTTGACTTTGGTGACTTTTTTGAAATAAAGTATGACCAAGATGCTGAAGGAGAAGTTTATCCTGATGTTTATTCTGAGTTTGAAAAAGGAGTTCCAGAAGAAAAGAAGAAAAAAGGTGGTAAAGGTGGTGGTAAAATGCCTCTTCCAAGTGAGGAAACACCTACTAAATAATATTAGTTAATGAAAATAAATGGAGTAGATACAACAAGCATTGTTAGTGTGAATGGTACATTACTATCCACAGTTTCATCAATTATGGGTATAACATTACCCACAACAACTACTACCACAACTGCTGCACCAACTACAACAACTACTACCACATCCAATCCATACACAGTGGCATCAGGTGGAACAGTAACAACAGTTGGTAATTATAAATTACACACATTCACATCAGTAGGAAGTACAAACTTTGTAGTTAGTAATGTAGGTTCTTCTCCAAATAACACTATACAAGTATTAATAGTTGCTGGTGGAGGTGGAGGAGCTGGTCAATATATTGGTGGCGGTGGCGGTGGTGGAGGCGTTATAGAAAATACAATATTCTCTTTATCAAGTGGTGCAACAACATACGCCGTAGTAATCGGAGGTGGTGGAGCAGGAGCATATTATTATTATGAGAATGGTGGTATGGGAGGTGATTCAACATTTGATGGAAACACGGCTTATGGTGGAGGTGGTGGTGGAGCGCATTATGCAGCACCATTATCAGGGGGATCAGGTGGTGGGGGTGGTGGTGTTACAGGTAATGGTTCTTCAATTCACGGAGGACTTGGTACAACTGGCCAAGGTAATAATGGGGGATCAGGATCAGATGAATCAAATGTAGGTGACTATGGAGCTGGCGGCGGCGGCGGAGCTGGTAGTGTCGGTGGTGATGGATTCTTCATAGGACCAGAGGCTCACGGTGGAGATGGCGGAGATGGTATACAGTCAGCAATTGACGCAAACTACTATGGTGGTGGAGGTGGAGGATCAACATACACAGGAGGACCTGCAGGAAGAGGAGGTATTGGTGGAGGAGGAGCTGGTTCAACAGGTGGATCTGGTCAAAGTGGAGAAGATGGAACAGTCAACACTGGCGGTGGTGGCGGTGGATGGGGTGAAGGATCTTGGAATGGAACAGAACACGGAGGAAATGGTGGTTCAGGTATAGTAATTATAAAATATAGATTTCAGAATTAATGGCAACTTTTACATTAATAAATAAGGATAATATAGTAATATCAGTTTTATCGGTTGGTAACGAAACTATTACTCAAAATGGAGTTGAAGTCGAACAATTAGGAATTGACTTTTTAACCAATGATATAAATATTAAAAATATTTATCCAGAATGTGTTTTAATAAGACAAACATCTTATAATTCTAACTTTAGAAATAAATACGCTGGTATAGGTGATACTTGGGATGAGACTAATAATGTTTTTATCTCTCCAAAACCATTTGCTAGTTGGTCATTGAATACTAAATTTAATTGGAAATCACCAGTATCATACCCAGAAGAAGGTAACTATACTTGGGATGAAGAAAATCAACAATGGATTTTATTCCAAATTCAATAAAAAACCTCTGATTAAATCAGAGGTTTTTTATTAAGGTAAAGTTGTTATTTGATTAATTGGAACAAATGGTCCAATTGGATCATAAGTAACTGTTCCATTTCTTATATCAAGTAATCCTCTTATTTCATAATTCTTTCTATCTCTGTATGTTTGACCATATCCATTATCAGATGTTATCTCAATAACTAAGAAAGGATCAATATTTGAATCTATAGTGAAATTATAAGGATATAAATTATCAATTACTCTAAACTCTGAAAATTGTTGAACAGGCATAAAATCCATTTGTCTCCATTCAGTTACATTTAACCAATTGCTACTATCTTTATTTGGAGTAATTGTTGAATATGTTGATGAAGTAGCAGAAGAAACACCTATTCCACTATAAACATAATAATCTCTATCATACTTATAAACTTGACCAACACTAAAACTATATGTACCAGTCGGAGAAGACCAATCAACCGAAGCATCATATTTTCTAGGATTTTTAACTCTATTATTATCTATAACAGATTGATATAACTTATCATAATAAATAACATTGTCACCAATTTGATAAGTAACAAACGGATTCCATTCTGGGTATGTTTTATAAGTTCTTATAGATATATTATAAAAATCCGGAATAGAAGCAGTAGAAGCACTTGGGTATGTAGATAAACCACTTGAATATGTAGATGATGATAATAAATTAAAATCTAATACACAAGTATATTGAGTAGAACCGCTATTAATCGGCATCAAATAGGCTTCATTTAGCTTAAATGACACTGGAGACATATTTTGTTTAATATTAAATTGTTGTATATCAAAACAACGGTGTTCTATAGTATTCACACCAACAAAATCAGCTCTTCCAGTAATATCCAATATCTTATGAGTTAAAGGAATAATATTTTTTTGTAACCAATATTTTAATCCTTGTAACTTAATCTGAACCTCTTCTAAGCTATAAAGTAAAACATTATTACCTTCTTTATCAGTTATTCTATAAGTTAAATTAAATAAATTTGTAGTTTCATAGCTAGCATTTGGGAAAGTATGTTTAATAAAGTCATTCTCTGTCCATCCCTCCACAGTATTATCAAAAATATCAGGAATTTCTACTTTAAATAGTTTATCAAAATTATCAGAAGCTTCATTTATATTTCTATAATATTCATTTAACTCTAAATCGTTATATCCAAAGAAATTAATAGCATTTATAATTGATTTATAAGAACCAATATATGGGTATATGAGATGTTTTTGCATTAACATCTCTTTTCTCTTCTTATTTAAATAAGTCCAGTCAATACCTCCTTCATAAATATCATATTCTTTAAAGATAAATGTCTCATCTGACCCTATGTTTTTACCTACATTACCTAATTCTACTTTAAATCTGACATCTTCATCTTCAGTTTGACCAAGTACATTAAATCTACCAATTTCTCTATCTAATGCAGTAAATGTAACGCCTAAGTATGTTGTTTTACCAATTGTTGGGTAATTACTTATAACTGTAGTTTCAAATAACATCGAATCAGCGGATCTAATAAAATCAACAACTATTGTTCTATTATAAACATTCTTTATTCTAAATATTCTTCCGCTATTTCCAGAAACATATTGTTTTTTAGTATTTGTTCTATCTTTAATATCAATTCTTAATAACTGACCAGGTTTAAGACCCCTCTTATTATCACTACCATCATATACAAAATACTCACTTGATGCTATATTTAGTTTAATCTCTCCTCTACTAACACCATCAATATCAACAAAAGTTTTAAATGTTATAATATCATTATTGGTGGAGTTAGTATTAATTTCAAAAGTAACATTTTCTCTTTTAAATAATTGTAATATAGATCTTATAGCCCCTTCTTGTGATGAATTAAACCCAATAAATGTTTCTACCGGAGTCGGATCTAAATAAATATTAGTAGTTTCCTCATCAATATGATCTAAACTATAATAAACTCTGTCAAAAATTGTTTGTTGAGCTTGTGACAAAGAAACATTATTTAAATTCTTATTAGGAACTTTATTAAGATTAATTTCAGTAAGTGGTTTAGATCCGATATAAGCATATGACCCAGTTATTGGTAATTGGTCACCAGAAAAATCATATAAGAAAATTTCAGGAACATTATCAGTCATCCATCTATAGTAATATGTTACTCTTGGTTCTCCTAAGAAATTCTCTCTAGGAGCTCTAATATACTCTCTTGTTTTTAACCAAAGACCATCTCTCTGAACATAATTAGGATCTAAAGTACCATATTGATTATCATTTATATTACTAGTAGGAATAACATAAGTAGAAACAAAACTACTTAAATTAACAACTATCTCTATTATAGAGTTTGTATTAGGTTGTATAGCCCAAACACTCTTTCTATCAGGATCATAAATGATTTTTGTGGTTTGGTCTGTTAAAGTTGCTGTGTATATTACGCTACCATTTATAGGGCTCATCACCTTAATAGTGTTTGTAGTAAGAGATGATAAGTAAATATCACTGTCATATTGATTGAGAGCTAAATAACCATATGTAGAAGGTCCTGTATTAAATAAAGTAGTATTTGTATTAAGATCCAATGATTGAAATGATAATGATGAATCAGAAATATACATTTGACCAGTTAGATTACTAAATAATATATCATTAAATCCTTGAGTTGTAACATTTGTTATAGAAACTACAGAACTATTATCTATTTTATATAAACTAGCACTACCCCAAACATAAACAGATTCATTTACTGGCTCATAGTAAATATTATAAGCTGAAGATGACATACTAGATAACCCAGGAATACCATAAACAGTTTGAAGTGTTCTGGTAGTACCATCTATTCTAAGAACTATATCACTAGAATCATCAGTAATAACATACATATCTTTTTCATATTCATTGAAAGTCATATTATAAGTTTTACCAGATGACCAAGATGATCCAGATGTTAAAGTAGTTACAAGTACATTTAAATAGCTATAAATATCAATTCTATTTGTATTTTGATATGATATATAAATATCTCCATTATAAGTGTTTATTTCAATATCAAAAGCATCATTTGCTAATGTAATAGTAGACACAACATTGTTTAATAATGGATCTATTACATATAATATGTTTTTAGATAATGAGTAAAGATAATTATTAATATCATTAAACTTTAAGTGTAAACTTTGAGTATTACCAGGTAAAGAAATAGTAGTTAAATAATCAGCAAAATAAGAATCCATTACAGTAATGTCATCACCCAAGGCATAAATAGAGTTAGATAATTGAACATAAGTAATATCAACCATATTAGAACTACCTTGATATGAACTTAAATTATAAGTATTGATAACATAACTATTAGGATTGTAAGAAATACTAAACATTAAATTACTGAATTGGTATTGACTAAATGGGCCACCTTGATCACCGGCAGTTGGTCCAACAGGAGTAGGACAACCAGTAGCACCAAACCCAAGATTATAAGCAATATTAACAAAAGGAGAAACACTACAGATGTCATTTGTTAATCCCCAGAAAGGACCTTCATAACTTAAATCTATCTTATCAGGGTCTAATCCTAAAACAACAAACTCTTGATTATTATATGGATAAATTGTATTATTAATAGCAACAACCATACCAGTCGCAAATCCAGCTTCTTCTAAAGAATAAGTAGGACCCGGAAGTTGAATTTGATTTGATGTTATTAACAATCCAACATTACCCTTCATTTTCCTAATTATAGAATATCCAGGAAGACCAGGTAAAGTACTCTTACCAATGGAAAAAGTATATTCTAATCTTTGATCCTGTTCCTTAACATCAAACTTTATCATATTATTGATAATAGTTGTGTAGATTCCAAAATCCTGTAACACATCAGCATATTCCTCACTCCATAATTGTAATGTACCAGGTATATCAACAGTTGTTGGGTAAGTAGAGTAAGTAACTCCTATACTATAATCTCTGTTATTTATTTTAACACCTAAATAACTACCTAACTCATTGAATAGCACTCTAGAATGTTCTATGTAAAAATTAGCAGTTGTCCCAACTTCAACAGTGAAGTCAATAGGAACATTTGGATATTCTGTAGTTAATTTAATTGAGTTAAAGAAAATTGAATAACCAGACCCAATATATTGTAAAGTAGCAAATATGCCTAATGTTACTAATCTTGGGTGACTTTTAGTTAACCAATTTCTAAGTGTTCTATCTATAGTTCTAGGCATATCAACCGATATACCAGAATAAACCCAGTCTATCTCTTCTTGATAAACCATTTTATTAATCTTAATAATTAATCCATACTCATCTAAGTCAGTAAAAACTATATTATAGTCAAAGTTTTCAGAAACATCATAATTTAATTCAGTAACTAACTCTTGCTCAACCCTAACAACTCTTTCATAGTTTGTAATATATCCACTACCAATAGAATAAGTTGGTCCAAATTGTGTATGATAATAATTAACATCTACATATCTAGTAGGATACATTAAATCAGCTTTTAATTTATTAACCGAGTAATATAAATCAATATTAAATAATTTGAATTGATCTACATAGTTATCAACTGCAGATGCTAATGTTATTGCTTGACTTTGAGTAAATGCCTGAGTAAAGTATAACTTGTTACTATTAAGATAAATTTGAGTAGATAATAAACTCTCGGATACTAATGTCTCTGCTACTGGTATATATGTTGCTAATTTCCAATATACAGTATTATAAGGTGTTACCTCATACCCAGTTGATAAACCAACTCTATTTGTAAAAAATTCACTAGTAACAGGTGAAATACCACTTTGTGTATAAGCTTGTATACATTCATAAATCCTATTATCATAAGTAACTAATGATTGAGTAGCATAGTATATAACTTGATTATTAGAAGTAAAATTAATTATTGAATCAACAGTATAAAATGATGTATTATTAACCGATCCACTAATTTTAAAAACTATCCCTGGCTTTAATATTATAGGAACAGTAGATGTTCCAAATGAAATAGAATTTGTTGATATTGATAATGACCCATTATAAATTAGAGGTAAATCTGTTTTAGTAACAAGCTCAATAACTAAATCTGAATTTGTTGGAAGAGATACATTAGGTAAATCATATTCAAAATAAACAGTATCAGTTAAGTTATCATCAACAACTGTTACTACTTTTTGTGTAAATCTATTATCAGCATTTTTATTCTTAGTAGAGTTTACTATATTTAATCTTCTACCTTTAGTATACTTATCATAAAAGTTAGGTTCATTCCAGCTAGATAAATTATTATTATAGAAAGCATCTATATAGTTATAAACACCAATTAAATTTAAACCTGAGATATAGATGTTACCATATTGAGTTGGATCACTATATGTTGTGTAAAATGTTGATTCAAATGTTTGATTATCCATCAAACTTATAACCATAATAGCACCCTTCTTTGAAGCAACAACTATATAAGTTTGTTGAGGGTTAGTGAACTCTAAAAAAGGAGTATCAAAAACTATATGAGTTCCAATAGGAAACTTAGATTCAAAATTAATACCATATATCCATTTAGAAAAGAAATCAGGATCATTATTAACCGGTTCTATTAATGTAACAGATTGTGTAGCATACTTAGCACCGTGAATATCCATACCATATTCATTAAATAGTTGAAATTTAGCCAATGTTAAAACATCAGGAACTTCATATTCAAAAGCTGATATCTTTTCAAACATATACAAACCATATGTTTTGAAAGTATCTGTTGAATTTTCATGAAAGAGAATATTACCCTCAAATCTATCGGTTGTATCATTATAATTGAAATTTAAATAATCACCTTCTTTGTTAAAAAATATAAGATTTTTATGATTTGACATCTATGTTTATTAATAGTTTTAAGTATATATTAATTTTACATTTCTTGATAAGGAAAAATAATATATACTTTTAATGAAAATAAGTAATTATAATCAATTTTTAACTGAATCTACTATAGATAAAATAACTTCTTGTACTGATGGTATTTTATACTTTCTAAAAGATAATAATATCAATGATTGGAATGACTTTGTAAATATGTCACAATTTAAAAGAGATGTCATTAATAAAATGATAGATAAAGGAGTTAAAGATATGAGAGAGTTAGGAGAAGTTAGATTTAATCTAAGATTAGAACTATATAATAAAGAACAACTAAGAGAATATCTTAAAGAACTGGAAGAAAATGAAGAGTATGAAAAATGCGCTAAAGTGCTTAAAAAAATTAGTAAATAAAATGAAACACATCAAAAGATTTAACGAAACAAAAGAAGAAAAAGTTGAAAACCAAGAAATGGAATTTAATGCCGATTCTTTAGAAATGGAAAAGGATTTAAATCCTGATATCAAAACTGAGCCGGTTGAACATGATGAAAAAGAACTCCAAAATGTTAAAAAGAACAAAATTGAAAAATTCAATGAACTAAAATAATAACTAACTATGCAAATTAGAAAATTCACAGAATTTATAAATGTATCAGAATCTCTTAAATATCATTTAGAGAATAATAAACCTATTACCGAAAACATATTCAGACCAGGATCTGAAGCTTTCTATGATGTTATTAAAGAAGCTAGAGAACTATTTGACTTAGGCAGAGTTAATCTATGTGATGTTGATAAAGAATTATATGAATCAACTGATATTGGTAGGTTTGGAATGTTCAATGGTGAATTGGTTCCTTTAGATATACCAATGGAAAACATTGAAGAACTAAATGAGGCTGAATATCATGGTAAAGAAGTTAAGTTAAATTATCCAATGCGTGGTGGAACTAAGAAATACCAAGTTTATGTAAAGAATCCAAAAACTGGTAAGGTTAAAAAGATTTCTTTTGGTGATGTTCATGGCGGGTTAACAGCTAAAGTTAGTAATCCTAAAGCTAGAAAGTCATTTGCTGCACGCCACCAGTGTCATTTAAAGAAAAATAAAACTACCGCGGGGTACTGGTCATGTCGCATAAATCGATACGGTCACTTGTGGGGCGGAAAAACTTATCCGGGGTTCTGGTAATTATGATACTTCCTTTTCAAGAAAATAAACTAAGTGATAATACTTTTATCAGAGAGTTCAAACAAGATACTGATTCTGGAGAGTTTACTTGGCATCGTGACCGTGAATCTCGTATTGTTGAATCTATAGGTGAAACAGACTGGATGATTCAAATTGATAATGAATTACCTAAAGAAATAAAAGGGGAAGTTTTTATACCAATGGGTGTTTATCATCGAGTTATAAAAGGTACAGGTAATTTGAAAATAAAGTTAATAAAAAACCCATCTTAATGATGGGTTTTTTATTTATTCACTTTTTACTTTATAATTCTCATTGTATATCTTAATAACTTCATCAAATTCAGAAATAACTCCAGACTTGAATTTATCATTGTCATATTTCTGTTTTAAAATATATTCTTTGATGTAATCTTCATATTCTAATTGAACAGATATTTCCATTCCATTCTCATCTAACTCAATAGATTCATTTACTTCTTCTCCTTCAACTAACTCTTTTGTAATATCATCAATATAGTCAACAGAGGCAAAATTACCCTTCTCTAACATCACTTCTAACTTTCTGCGTAGTTTTCTATTACTAATTAAAAGATTGTTTGATATAGACAAATCTATGTAGTCTTTGGTATCTTTTAATTCATCTAATCTCTCAATATCATCTTCATTAGAAACACTAAATCTTCTAAATACAGGTGAGTATGTATTAGGTACAAAATCAATTTTATCAGTATTTAGGTCAAGTATGGTGATTCCTTTTTGATCACCCATATCATTTCTATCCATTTGCCATAAACTACCTATAAACTTAAAATTCTTATTAACTTGTGTAATATGCACATGGCCCGAAAATACCTCTTTATACTTACCAAATTCCTCAACATCTATTTTATCAGCATTTCTATGAGCAACTGAGTTAAGGTGCATTTTACAACCATTTAAATCGGAGTGACAGAAAAGATAGTCACCTGGATTATTACCAATCTCTTTAATCATTTCAACTCTTTTTTCAACCCAAGGCATTAATATTAGGTCTTTATTACCAATTGTTAATTTTGTAGTTTTCTCATAGACTGTTATATTATCACTTATATAACCATATATTCTAACTGAGTTTACTTCATTAGATCCCTTATTAAAAAGATCATGATTACCAACCATTATATGCATTGGTATTATATCAGATATATCTTTTAGAATCTTTTCTACTTTATTTAAAACATTTATGGGAATACTAGTTCTATTATCAAATAAATCACCTAAGTGAATAAGTATATCTCCTTCTTCAAAGTTATCTTTTAAATAGGGTATTAAAAAGTTATAGATTGTGGTTTCCATCATATTCAACCACTTTTCTAAATTATTCAGATATATTCCAAAATGCGTATCTGTTATCATGTAAACTCTCATGTAAAATTTTTTATTTTTTATATGAAATTATTATGGTATTGTTTCTTTTCTTCTCGCTTCTCTAGCACATTTTTCACAACCGCTACCAGAGTATAAATGAGCATTTGGTGTTTGCTCAAATTCTCCGTGTATTGGACAAACTATTTTAACTTTACTTCTACAATTTTCATAAAGTGTTAGCTCATAGTTGTATTTATAGTTATGTTTAATATTTGATTTTTCAACAAAATCTTTGTTTCTCCTATTTCTTCTCCTAAGTGACTTTAATTCTTTTATTATGGCATTTTCTCTTGACTTGCAATTTTTATTACAAAACCTTCTATCAGGTCTACCCCATTTAATCTCTTTATTACAAAATCTATAGTTACAATTCATAATCTATCTATTAAAAAGTGGAAATGGCATTTTTAACAACATAATTATAATAAATGGAGATAAAGACAATGTGAGTAATAATATATAATTTATAAAAAATAATTAAAAAAGATATGCCATTACCACATTTTACGAATATCTCAAACGTAGGTTCACCAGGTGGACCAGGTACGTCACCACAGGAACCAGTATATACTAATTTGTTTGAAATAACATTTGTATTACCGACTCTATTACAAGCACAAGGTAGAAGTACTTTATTGCTATTAGAAAACGCAACATCGATTGATGTAAACTTAACAGAAGCAATTGAAACTAAAGAACAAAGATTCAAGTATTCAACTAGAGCTTTTATGGCTGCTGGTCCTGCTAAAACAACTATTGATTTTAAAATTAACTTTCAAGTTAATGTTAATGCAGGTGGTTCAATGGAGAACTGGAACACATTAAAATCATGGTATGATTTAGTTTGGAATTCTCAAACAGGTTACTTACATTATAAAAGTGATATTATTGGAACTATTATTGTAAATCAACATGATAAAAAAGGATTTGTTCTTAGAAGAGTAACTTTCCAAAACTGTCAAATTAAATCGGTTGGTGGGGCTGCTCTTAAATGGGAAGGTAGTGATATCTGGTCAGTAGATGCTGACTTCATAGCAGATTACTGGATTGATGAATATATTGATAATAACTTCTCTATTAATCCTCCACTTATTTCTGGATACTAATAGTAAAAAATACTTAAATAAAAAGAGAGACATTTGTCTCTCTTTTTTTATTTCTTCATACCACTCATCATACTAGAAGCATTTTTCATCATTGATCCTGGATTAAAGTTAGGCATTCCTGCTTGTTGTTTTTCTTCATCCTTTTTCTTTTGTTTTTCTTCTTCGTCTATGATTTCATTAACTATTTTAATATTTTCTTCTAATAACCAATAAGGCCATTCATCCATTGAAACTTCTTGTGTATTAAAGTGTTTCTGTAAAAGTAACTTATTCTTTAATATATGCTTCAAAGGCATCATGAATAACGAAAATACCTGACGCTCCGTTGGGAAATGTCATTTCGCTGCGGACCTCCAAACCACAGCTACAAGTCTTTTTTAATTCTTTTAATCCAAATGTCATTTTACCAACAGCTGCGTTAAGAAATTGAAAAGAAATATCATCTATTCTTTCAAATTCTTGAAGTTTAGCTTTAATACCATCAATTGTAATAGAAGACCTACCATTCAACATAAAAGGAATAATTTTTAGGAAAGCCAAATTAGGTGTTCTTTTTTCATTATTTTCTTTAATGATATAATCAGTAAATGATTTTTGAATACCAATACAAGGTGGTGAGATTTCATAATCTTTACCATTTTGAACTTTGAATTTAAATGATTTTGTTGAAGGGTCAAAAAATCTTTCTAATTTTTCATCAAATTCATGAAATATAAAATTATCTCTTTTCATTTCAATTTGCATATCATTACCACAAGAACATCTAGCATTAACAGCTAATGAATTACCTTGTTGAAATGTTAATTCTCTAATCATAAAGATTAAAAATAAACGGTCTTGATCTTTAATTTCTAAAAATGAAGTAACCTTACCATCAGGATATTTTAATCTAACACAAGATTGTAACATATCATTCATTTTCTCAACAATATCATAAAAGTTATTATCATCAACCATTGAATATGATTGAATTTCTTTAACCATAGCTGGTCTAACCATAACAACAGTACCGGTCGGATAATATTTACCACAAGGCATTTCTTTTATATCAAAGTTAAAATAGTGTAAGTCAGTTGATTTGGCTGTCTCTACAGTAGGTTTAACAAATGGTATATCTGAATTAGATTGCTGATTATCAACACTTTCTAAATGTTTTCTTAGATATTCTTCTTCTGACATATCTTTTTTATTATTATCACTCATAGAATTATTATTTTTTTTATATATTAAGCGGTATGCTCTCTCCATTATAGTATAATATTACTAAAAGTTTAAAAACAAAAAAACCAGATATTTCTATCTGGTTTTTTTTAAGTATTTAATTATTATCCATTTATAAATCCACCTGCTGAGATTGCTCCGGTTCTGAGTATTGTAATATTATTTACAATGATACCCATTCCTTTTATGGGTTCAACATATGTATCCAGCACACCAATTTGATTATCAATAACATCAGGAGTGTTGTTTTCTTCATCAATTTTATTGAAGTAGTTGTATAAACCATTTCTACTTACATAAGTTTCACAGATAACATCTGCTCTAAGTTTAATTTCTGCTCTAACATCAGCTGTATTAAATTTCCATTGGTAGTCTAATAACATTCTTGATAATTCTCTTTCAAGTTCAATTAACACTTCTCTAACATGAATGTAAGAAAGAGCTGATTTATAAAGTGTTTGAGCTGTATTTTCAGTCTCAATAACATAACCTCTATTTCTCTTGAACACAATTGGGTTCATTTGAGCTTGATTTAAGAACTCAATATCAGATGGTGTGAAATCCATTTCAAGACCGGCGATATTAGTGATTTTACCATTAGTAACACCAGCAGCGATAGTCCAAGGAGTTATTGCTGAGATATTAGATAAGTGCTTTCTCATATAAGTTGTAGCCGCGAACATAGCTGGCGGAACTTCAACTGGTCTACCATTATCACTAACAGTCATATAAGGTAAGAAGTAACCTACACAAGTTGTACCAGCACCATCACCAAATGAGTAAAGGAAAGCTGGACTTGATTCAGGATCACCACCTTTAGAAACATATTCTAACTGAAGAACTCCTTCTGTATTAACAAATGTTGGAGAGCTTGAGTTTTTGAATGATCTCATTGAAGGCATATTGATGAAACCAAATGCGTCTAATCTATCACCACAAATATCAACTAATTGTTGTTTAGATCTTTCAGTTAAACCTAGTCCAAATGAATCTATTAAATATCTAAAGTCAATTGCTTCTTTATTTGTAGCTGCCTTGAACAATGGTGTTCCTTTAGCTAACAAGTTTAATATAGCATTTTGCTTAGCTTCTGTACCATCAGGTAAAGAGTCTTGTCTTACTCTGAATCCTTTAAGTGATAAAGCCTTATAAGTAGACACATAATCTTCAATTGAAGTATATCTAAATGTTTGGTAGTCACCACTAAAGTTATAAGTAGCAATTCTAGTATCACAAGTAATTTCAACTAATGAAGTATCAGCTGGATATTGTCTCTTTGTTAAAATTCTTGTTAATCTCTTAGGAACTTGACCAACTTGTAATAAAGCAGAATCATAATAAGCTTCTAAGAAATCACCAGCTCTAACCTCAGTATATCTAGAACCATTAACAAGAATTTTGTTTGGTACTTGAGTATAACCTGCAGGTATTTCAATTTCAATTGATTGTTTGTAATTACTAATTAAAGATTGAATATAAATTGTTTGATTGGTATTAACATTAATTAGTTCAAGGCTTGATAATAAAGAATCCGTGAACTTAACATCTAAGTTATTAAGACCATCTAAGTACATTTTTAAGTAATGCTTAGTAATGTAGTTATAAATAACTGGAACATCAACTAAACTTTCAATTAAAACATTCTCATTAACTCTGAAAGCCCAGTAACCAGAACCACCATATCCCAAAGTTACAGCTAAAGCAATTGCAGTAGAACCACCACCAGATTTAATTGTAAATGTTCCTTTATTACTTGTAGATGATGGGATTGATATAATATCATTAATATCTAAATTAGCTAATAATGAACTACCAAATCCAGAAGCTGTACAAGAGAAGACAATATAGTCATTTCCAATTACAGAAGCTGTCATAGAAGGTGAATCTTCACCAGCGATAAAGATAACATCAGGTAAACCATATCCAGTAGCGGTGGTGTTATACTTCAACTTATCTTCTACTAAGTTACTCCAGAAGTAATCCTCTGTGTTAACTTTACCAGCATAATAATCAGTATATAATTTAGAGAATTTAGAAACAACACCAGTAGATGATGTTCCTGTAAGTGAAGCAACTTCATCTTTAGTTTCTATTTGATATTCATTTAGTACAAACTCATCATCAATATTATAGAATAATAAGTATCCATAAGAAATAGCATCAAATATATCAACATTATCTAATCCAGTATTAATAACAAATGATTTATTAAGTGCCGAACTTGTAACAACATTACTAACAGTCATATTAGATAATGGTTTTTTAGTCATTGTACCGGCATCAATAACCATTGTCATTTTATCCTTAGATGAACCATCTAAAGCATCTGTTAATTTACTAAACATTCTAATTTTTCTATATTGTTCATAGTTTTTAGTACTTGGACTAGCAGCTGTATTTAAAAATTCAACTTTAATTGAACCTGGTGTACTTTGTGTAGCTATGAAATAATCACTTGCTGTTCCAAAAACTAAATCGACATATCCTGAATTATCAATAAAAACTGGATTATACATAACACTACTTGTCGCAATAATTTGACTTGTTACATCAAAATCCACATAACCTAAAACTAAATCACTTGATGAAACAATTGGATTATCAGGAGTTAAAACATTATCAACCATTGATAAGCTACCAGTAGAATCAACAACGAAAGCAACTGTGTAAGAATCTGTTGTTCCTGAGTTTGGATAACTAGTACCCGATATACTGAATGTTGTTGATAAAATAGATGATGTTACACCAGCTACACCAGCAAGTTGAACATATTCACCACCAATAACAGCATAAGCATCAGAATCACTAATAAGATTTATATCAAATGATACTAATATAGATTGAGTAGTTGAGGAAGGAGTTGCGCTTAATGCTAAGTTATAAATATAGTCTTCTGAAAACCAACCAGTTCTATTACCATTTTGAACAGGTCCTGTAGTAGTTGGTGTAAAAGGAGTCGAACTAACACTTGAATCATATCTAGAATGTTCATCTAATCTAGATAAACCACTTAACGCTAATACGTTACTTGGTCTATCTAATATAACATTAGAATACTCAACTGATTGACTGATTGTTTCTTTATAAGAAAGATAATCAATTTCAACTGCATCTTGACCAACAATACCATTACCGATAAGGTCAACTAATCCATTTGGATAATCGCCTTCAAGTAATTCAGAATTGAATGCACAAAAGATACCAGTTTTGTCTGTATCTCTATTGATTGTAGTTTCAATAAATACATTTTTACCATTAGAATCTCTAAAATATGGAATTAAAGAAAGCCCTTCATAATAAGATAAAAGGGTAACATTTCTGTCATTGGCAAAATTACTAAGTTGTTCTTTTCTTAGACCTTCTGAGTTAAAGTAAGCACCCCATCTAGTGTCTATAGCCAAATCTTGATAATTTGACCAATCACCACCAACAATAACAACATCAACTAAATAGTCAGATGCATAATCAGTTGGATTAACATAAGGAGGCAATTTCTCTTGAGAACCATACCACTCAATTAAAGTTCTATCAAAACCTGTAAGTTTTGACTTAACAATAAATACGGTAGTATATCTATCAGATAAGTTAGTAATACTCATCACTCTATCATCATAACCAACATTATTTTTAGTTAAGTTAATAAATGATTCAGTGTCTCTTTTCCAGAATCCGGTAGTATCAAAAAATCTTCTATAAGCTCCTAATCTTTCTACATCATTCATGTAGTTAGAAGCAGCTGATAAAGATTTATATTCTATTTGGTCCAATGTATCATCTGTCAATAACAGGTTAACTGCATAAACCGATGTTGATTCTAACATTTTAGCAACAGTTCTATGAAAGAAAGAACCCTTTCTCTCTAAATTTCTGTCTAACTGACCAAAGATTGATTCTAGATCATTAACATTCTTCAATAATATAGGTGTGTTAACAGGACCTTTCTTAGATACTCCTATAACCATGTTAGTTAGTCCTTCTACAGTAGGCGAACTTATGATAGAATTATCGAATTCTTCAATAAAGATACCCGGTCTTTTGTATTTTCCAATTTGAATTGCCATATTTATTCTTTTATTTTTGTTTTGTTTAGTATATATAAAATATCAAAAATCATATTTTTTCTATTTTTGACCTTTAGATAAAGTTTTTATATCATTTTCAACATCTTTAATATTTTTTGCCATTTTTTGTTTAAAATCTGAATTTCTTTTATCAATATCTGTTTTTAGTTTATTTATTTCAGATGTTGTTTCAGACTTTTTCCTATTTCTATCAGCAATTTGCTGATTTATTTTATCCTTTATATCTTTATTATCCGCAGTATTTGATGATGATGCTAATAAACTCTTATCAGCATTTATATCAGCCACATCACCTAATATTGAATTTTGTTTTTTCTCTACACTTTCTATATCATTCAAAATCATTTTATAATCATTAGCATACGTATTTACATTTTCAACACCTAATAATTCATCAACCTTCTTATTTCTTTCAACCGGATCTTTAATATCCTTATAAAGTCTATCCAAACCAGGCTTTAACTTAGATTCAAATTCTTCTATTTCATCTGTTTCAGAATTTAAACTTGTTTTAGCAATTTTTAGATTTGGAGCATCATTTGCCATAATCTCAATTTCTTCCAAAAATGGCAAATATGATTTTAAGTGTATCATATTATATATATTAATAATTTTTTTGTAAAAAAGAAAATTATAACTTCCAATTAAAGCTTTCAAATGCTTTTATAAGATTACTCCAACCTATTACTACCTTATTCATAATAAATTTATTAACCTTATTGTGTGTAACTAGATTAACATATAAAATATGTTCTTTAGACTTAATATTTTCTTTTATTCTAGTCTTTATATCAGATTCAGTGTTTGATAATAATATTTGTAAAACATCATTTGATTTCTTTGCTAAATTTATAGAACCTATTTCATCATCATAGAAACAAACTTCATCATACTCTTCTATTTCTTCTGATGTAAACTTATCACCATCTGTCTTTAATCCTATTAGGTGTTGTAATAAGAGTCTAACTTTCTTATGTGATATATTATCCTCATTTCTGTTATAAAATGTCTCAGAGATGAAGTAATAGTTTTTAATAACTAATCCATTATCTTTTAATTTATCCTCTATCTTCTTTATTATAGATTCATAGTTTCTTTTGGTATTCTTAGAACAAATTAAATATATGTGATTGTCTGAATTCTTAACATGCATTATATTTTCAATATTAATATCATAATTAATATTTTCAATTAATTCTTTATTCATAAATTCTTGCATTGAAAAAGCCAATTTAGAAATATCAGATTTATTATTTTTACATTTAATCTTAATCTCATTCATTAAATCAGTTGGTACCCAATAGAAATTACCCGCAAAGTTTATTTTATTACCTTGATTCTTATAGACACCAGATTTAATCAAATTAAAATCAGATTGATTAATTCTTAATAAAGGTATATTAGGATTGGATTTATCCACAATCCAAACTTTATTATAAACTGTTAAAATACTATCTATATCGAAAAAATAAGCTCTCATTAATGTATATATTAAAAAGAAAACCCATCATTTTGTGATGGGTTTTTAATTTATTTTCTTATCATATCTCTACTTACTGCAAAGTTATACAGTATTGGTAGATTCAAGTAT